TTAGAAAGAGCCTCGATAAAAAGCCGAAGCCTTAAACTTTCGCCATTCAAATTTCACTATTAACCTGCTGTTTTTAAAGTAAATCCATCTAAAATTTCAAGGTGAAATCGCCACGATTTCACCTTGGATTTTACCTTCTTCCCCTACTCCCGAAAAAAATAAAAAATTGCTTGTCACGAGAAAGTCAACAAGTGACTTTCAATAAAATCTCTTCCGAAAAGGGATTCACACAAGTGCCTTGTGTTTAAGGAAGAGTAAATTGAGTAACTTACGCGAATACCAGAATCGTATTGCAGATATCGCAAAACGCTCTAAAGCTGTGCTTGGCTGGGCAAGCACTGCGCAGTTCGGTACTGATAACCAATTCATTAAAGATGATGCCGCGCGTGCCGCATCTATCCTTGAAGCTGCACGTAAAGACCCGGTTTTTGCGGGTATCTCTGATAATGCCACCGCTCAAATCGCTACAGCGTGGGCAAGTGCACTGGCTGACTACGCCGCAGCACATAAATCTATGCCGCGTCCGGAAATTCTGGCCTCCTGCCACCAGACGCTGGAAAACTGCCTGATTGAGTCCACCCGCAACAGCATGGATGCCACTAATAAAGCGATGCTGGAATCTGTCGCAGCAGAGATGATGAGCGTTTCTGACGGTGTTATGCGTCTGCCTTTATTCCTCGCGATGATCCTGCCTGTTCAGTTGGGGGCAGCTACCGCTGATGCGTGTACCTTCATTCCGGTTACGCGTGACCAGTCCGACATCTATGAAGTCTTTAACGTGGCAGGTTCCTCTTTTGGTTCTTATGCTGCTGGTGATGTTCTGGACATGCAATCCGTCGGTGTGTACAGCCAGTTACGCCGCCGCTATGTGCTGGTGGCAAGCTCCGATGGCACCAGCAAAACCGCAACCTTCAAGATGGAAGACTTCGAAGGCCAGAATGTACCAATCCGAAAAGGTCGCACTAATATCTACGTTAACCGTATTAAGTCTGTTGTTGATAACGGTTCCGGCAGCCTACTTCACTCGTTTACTAATGCTGCTGGTGAGCAAATCACTGTTACCTGCTCTCTGAACTACAACATTGGTCAGATTGCCCTGTCGTTCTCCAAAGCGCCGGATAAAGGCACTGAGATCGCAATTGAGACGGAAATCAATATTGAAGCCGCTCCTGAGCTGATCCCGCTGATCAACCACGAAATGAAGAAATACACCCTGTTCCCAAGCCAGTTCGTTATCGCGGCTGAGCACACGGTACAGGCGGCGTATGAAGCACAGCGTGAATTTGGTCTGGACCTGGGTTCCCTACAGTTCCGCACCCTGAAGGAATACCTGTCTCATGAACAGGATATGCTGCGTCTTCGCATCATGATCTGGCGTACTCTTGCGACCGACACCTTTGACATCGCTCTGCCGGTTAACCAGTCCTTTGATGTATGGGCAACCATCATTCGTGGCAAATTCCAGACTGTATATCGCGACATTATTGAGCGCGTTAAATCTTCTGGTGCGATGGGGATGTTTGCTGGTGCTGATGCAGCATCTTTCTTCAAACAGTTGCCGAAGGATTTCTTCCAGCCAGCCGAAGACTATATCCAGACTCCGTATGTTCACTACATCGGTACCCTGTTCGGTAACGTGAAAGTGTACGAAGTACCTGCTGGTATTTGTAAGAACTTAACGACAGAGAACATTCAGTTCAGCTCGATGGATGTGCTGTGCTACGTCCGTGATGAAAATCCAGGTAAAGCAGGCTTCGTGACTGGTGATGCTGTCCCGGCCATCCCGTTCCAGCATCCGACCACTCCGGCGCTGGTCAACCGTACCACGCTGTGGGGTTCGGCTATCAACGATATGCACCCACGCAACGGCGCTGATTACTTCACTCGTGTAACGCTGACAATGGCCAAAAAAGGCGGGCTTAACTTCATAAGCGGCGACACGATTGATGCCGGTGACTCTGAGTAATCAGGGGAAGTTCTCCGTTTAACATAGCGCCCCCGTGCGGGGCGCATAACAGGGAAAGTTATGTCTCAATATTCAATTCAACAGTCATTAGGTAATGCATCCGGCGTCGCGGTTAGCCCGATCAATGCCGATGCGACGTTATCTACCGGTGTTGCATTAAATAGCAGCTTGTGGGCTGGTATTGGCGTATTTGCGCGTGGCAAGCCGTTTACTGTTCTTGCGGTTACTGAGTCCAATTACGAAGATGTTCTCGGCGAACCGCTGAAGCCGTCTTCCGGCTCACAGTTCGAACCAATTCGCCATGTGTACGAAGCTATTCAGCAAACGTCTGGTTATGTTGTCCGTGCTGTTCCGGATGATGCGAAGTTCCCGATTATTATGTTCGATGAATCAGGCGAACCGGCTTACAGTGCGTTGCCATACGGTTCTGAAATTGAACTTGATAGCGGCGAAGCCTTTGCTATCTACGTTGATGATGGTGATCCGTGTATTTCACCTACCCGTGAGTTAACCATCGAAACGGCAACAGCGGACAGCGCGGGTAATGAACGCTTCCTCTTAAAACTGACCCAGACGACTTCGCTCGGTGTGGTAACGACCCTGGAGACACACACTGTGTCTTTGGCGGAAGAAGCGAAAGATGACATGGGCCGCTTGTGTTATCTGCCTACGGCTCTGGAAGCCCGTTCTAAATATCTGCGCGCGGTTGTTAATGAAGATCTGATTTCTACAGCGAAAGTAACAAACAAAAAATCGTTGGCGTTCACTGGTGGTACCAATGGTGATCAGTCGAAAATCTCAACCGCTGCGTACCTGCGTGCGGTGAAAGTGCTGAACAATGCGCCGTACATGTACACCGCTGTTCTCGGCCTGGGTTGCTATGACAATGCGGCGATCACCGCGTTAGGTAATATTTGTTCTGATCGCCTGATTGATGGCTTCTTTGATGTCAAACCGACATTGACGTATACGGAAGCGCTCTCTGCTGTTGAAGATACCGGTTTACTTGGTACCGATTATGTAAGCTGTGCTGTCTATCACTTCCCGTTCTCCTGCAAAGACAAATGGACCCAATCCCGTGTGGTCTTCGGTCTGTCTGGCGCGGCGTATGCGGCGAAAGCTCGTGGCGTCAAGAAAAACTCTGATGTCGGCGGTTGGCATTACTCACCGGCTGGTGAAGAACGTGCCGTCATTGCTCGTGCGTCAATTCAACCGCTGTATCCGGAAGATACCCCGGACGAAGAAGCAATGGTTAAGGGCCGCCTCAATAAAGTATCTGTTGGCACCTCTGGCCAGATGATCATCGACGATGCTTTAACTTGCTGCACGCAGGATAACTATCTGCACTTCCAGCACGTCCCATCCCTGATGAATGCAATCAGCCGTTTCTTTGTCCAGTTAGCCCGCCAGATGAAGCATAGCCCTGACGGTATTACTGCCGCTGGTCTGACTAAAGGGATGACCAAACTTTTGGATCGCTTTGTCGCCTCCGGCGCTCTGGTGGCTCCTCGTGATCCTGATGCTGACGGTACAGAACCGTATGTGCTGAAAGTTACGCAGGCGGAATTCGATAAATGGGAAGTAGTCTGGGCCTGCTGCCCGACTGGCGTAGCCCGTCGTATCCAGGGCGTACCGCTGCTTATTAAGTAAGGGAATACAATGAGCAAAAACTTTTTTCAATCCGGGGCATTTTTGGGGAATGGACTGTCTCGTTTCGCTTTGAACTCTGATCCTGTGCAGCTGATGGAGTCTGCCCGAGCAAGCGCCGAACCGCCAACAGATCCGGTTATTAATAATAATCCGGAACCGGCGGCACAGACTAACGATAACGTTCCATCTGCCCCGGCTCCTGAGCAAATCCTGGAAGGGAAAGACGGTAAAGAATGGACCGTCGAACAGGCGCACCAGATGATTCTGGAAGCTGCAAATCGAAGTGCTATGCAGAATGCGTTGAGTGATGCGGCCGACGCCGTTTTCGCCTGGGCTGATAGCGGTGATCTGACTTTCGACTCCCTTGATGGTTTCGTTCAGGCTATCGCTGGTATCTCTGATGACGACGACTCCGAAGTTACAGAAGAACAGGACGATGCCTATAACGAAGCATGGGCAAATGTTGCTGACTTCCTCGCAGCATGCGGTGTAGATGATGACCTGATCGAAGCACTGGCTGACGATGAAGACGACGACGCAGCTGCTGATGTTGGTGCCTCTATCGCTGGTTTAGATAGCGACGACCGTGACGAACTGGAAGCGGCGTTTGTTGTTGCTGGCACTTCTGATGAAATGCTGACTGAAGCATTTAAGAAGGTTGTTCGTAACGGTGAGATCAAACTCATCCGTAAACGCCTGCGTAAAAAACGTCTGACTGCGGCTCAAAAATCGGCGCTGAAAAAAGCGCGTCGAAAAGCCCAGACGGGTGCGGCAAAACTTGCCCGCAAAAAGTCAATGAAACTGCGCCGTAAGCGCCTTGGCTAAAGGAGGAGGCCGGAGAACTCCGGCCTTTAACTTGAATGGCACCTATACCTTATGGGGTTTACAGCCAGGCTGACGGTGTATCGCCATTTCTGAAAGTTACTTTAACGAACTCTCAGTACCAGGTTACCGGATATATCAGCCAGGGGGCAGCAATGAACATGGCCCAGAATTGGGAAGCGCCGTTTACCGGTATGTCCATGGGGTCTGTTGCTGGTGCTTTCAGTGGTTTTGCGCAGGTTGGTACTGAAACAACGTCGGTGGCCCGTTGGAACAGCTTAATGGTTTGGGAGGGGGGAACACCGCCGACTTTCACGCTGCCAGTAACTTTCATCGCTTTGTTTGACCCATTCACGGAGGTTTCAGGAGCTATCGCCGCATTGTCAGCGATGATTAGCCCGGAACTTAAAGATGCCAGTATTGGTGGTCGAATCCCGGAGCGTGTGACGCTAAACATTGGTCGCCGGATCAACATCATTGATGTCGCTATCCAGGACATAAGTTTCGATCTCGATGCACCCAGGGACAGCAATGGGCATTTCCTGAAAAACACCGTCAACCTCCAGTTGACCGGTTCTTCGATATATAACAGCTCCGATATTGTTCGGGCGTTCCAGTAAAAGGATTTTATATGGGGCACAATAACACTAAGGGAAACCGTAAATTTATTAAGGGCCGCTATACTGCCAACGCGGCCAAAGGCGAACGACTGGTATCTTCTGAATTCCAGCTCACTTTTGCAGGCCATGAAGATATCAGCGTACTGGTTCGCACGTCGCAAATTCCTGAAATGACCCGCGAGGATGTGGAGGACTATGGTCCGAATGGTGTGAAGTTCAACCAGCACGGTCCAATTCGAAACTCTGGGGAAATCCAGGTCCAGTGCGTGGAGACTATCGAAGGCGATATTCTTCAGTTCATTAAAGATCGCATTGCGGCGAAGGACTATGTTGATATCACGATGGCTGCTACCCCTGAATCCAAATCTTCCGGGGTTAACGCTGTGACAAAAGCTGCTACAACAATTGAAATGTTGGACTGCAAAATCTACAGTGATGCAATCGACTTTAGTACCGAAGATGTGACTGCCGCTGTGCGTCCGTCACTTCGTATCGTTTACAACTGGATTGAGTGGGATTAAGAGTCATCCCTTGTATTTTAAAGCTCCTGCGGGAGCTTTTTTTATAACTATTTTATATAAACATGCATCGATAACATTGTCTGGAGTTTTATGTTAGATTATTAATGTTCTAATAAACTACAATTATTGAGGTAGATGTTTGTGCCTGTACTGTTAAAGGGGGACTCTAAAATGGCTGTGATTCCAATGTCGTACTCCCCGGGTACTGTCGCTCGTCGATTTTCGATCCTGGACGGAGTTACCATCCAGGGTGTGCTTTACCAGGTTATATGGGATTCCAAAACCCCATTTGCAGCTGTAATAGAGGCTGCGCCTTCTGTTATCGATGGTGATATGCGCCATAAGGTTGTCGCTACTCTTGAACTTCAACGTCGCCCGCAGCTTGAAGGCGTACTGGTAAGGAAGTTCTGGGAGGATAGCGATGTTGCCCAGATTGAAGGTATCGTGGTTGATGGAACCGTCCGTGATGTCGGTTTAGCTACTTTTGTTTACGAAACCGTAGCCTCAAAAGCTGGTGTTGTTTTGCTTAGTGATAATGAGCAATACGAAGGTGGAAAAGCTCTTTGGCAACACATCGCCCGTCGCTCTTCCGAGCTAAAAGTGTTTATCCTCGACACCGATGCCGCTCAGTATTACCCGTTTGACGGCGAACGTGTTTGCTATGACGGGGTAAGTATTCCTGAATCTGAGATATGGAGTGAACACCCAGATCGAAGTAAGCATGGGGTTGTTCTTGTCGCTGAATCCATAACTGGAAAGGCGGCATAGCAGTAAAATTCCTTGCTCCTTAAAAGGGGAGAGGGTTAATCTAGATATGCTAAGCATGGATATGGCCTCAGATTAATGTTAAGCGTCTTGCAGGACGCGTAATGTTATCTGGGGCTTTCTTCTGTTATTTGTTTGAGTGCTAGGCAGCAAAGAGAGCTAGCATTCATCAGGCAAATCTATCAATAAATAGCGTTAGTTTTTGTTGTGTGTATGTTTCTTTATTGTTATTGTGTTGTTTGTTTTTTGGACAACGCAATTCCTATAATCTATAGAATAAAGGAAGTATATATGGCTGATGTACGCATTACTTGCATTACCCTCTCCGGCTCGCAATCAATCCATGAGCATATTACTCATGTGGGAAGTCCTCAATTTAATACTAGCAATGGGAAATGGACTGTTGAGCAGGTAATTAATGCTATTGATAATAATCTCCATACATTCTATGTAACAGATAATGCAGGTAATCGTGTAGACGTTGGGGTTGTTAATCCTGGTAATGGTGGAAGGCAGTTTATTAGAACGTATGCAGACAATCGATGGAATAATAATTTACTATCGCTACCAGTCTGTTAATGTAATTTTATAAAAAAGGCTGCAACCTCTGTTGCAGCCTTTTTTTAGCCATTATGAGTGAGATAAGCCACTATAAACTCTGAACAAGACGTTCGATTGCTGCACCATATCTTTCTAATGGTTCATTATTGATTTGTGGCTCAGTATCATGGATCTGATATCTGCCTGGTTTTATATCAAATAGAGGTCTTCCTAGATGGGAAGATACTATAGCTACGGAATGGTTATCTGGCACAGTAAACGTTTTTAAATTTCCGCCTTGGAACGCTGTTGGTTTATTCGTCCGCAGATTTTCAGCTCTATCCCTGATTTCGTCGAACATTGCCGAAAACGCTTTACTTGCTCGTTTGTCATACTCTGTCGAACGATTAAAAACTAGAGAATGAATGACAGGAACCGCTAGACCAAACTGTTGACACCGATCGTAAAAGTTAACAGAACGATAATCGTTTTGTACTCCAACGCCATAAACCAACTGGCTTAGGTTATCCACTGCTCGAGCCGAAGAACCATCACTTGAGCAAGGTATTATAATTGCATTTGCTGCTATCAGTGATAGTTCGGTATAGGCAGAGAAACTGGGGTTGCAATCAATAAAGCAAATGGTTTCTTCGATACCTTGTTGTTGTGCACATGCAACAAGCAAATCTCGTAGCCACAGGTGGATGCTTTTCCATGAGTCAACTGGTAAGTTTACGCTGCTTAACTGATTGATTACTTGCGCCTGAACTTCCAGGCTTGGGTCGCCTGCAATCAAAAATACATTGTCAGGGACATGTCCGTTAATTTCAGAGACATGAATTAAGAAACTTGTTTCTGAACCGGTAAGCATGTGGGGGCTGCGAGTTCTTCTGTCAAAGTACCCACCGACAGTTTTTCGTTGTTGAATTAAGCTCGCGAGGTTAGCAGCACCAGTACCGTTACCGCCGAGCAATATTTCAGATAAGTTAGCCTGCGGGCACATATCTGCAAAAATAATACGCTTTTCTGGATTTTGCCTTGCGTATTCACAGGCCATAGCGAAAGATAAGTAGGTCTTTCCTACGCCACCTTTATTATTCCAAATAGCATACGATTTCATGGTATCCCCGGCGTTATCTGCTGTTTGTGTGCCAGCATAAGTCATTATGCATCTCCATTACTATCCATGAATTAAGTCAAAAAATATGTAAAAGTAGCAATGTATCACTCTTTTACTCATTATAAACGTTACAAGTTGTGATGGTTAGCTGTGTTTTTATCAGTACAAGTTTTGATCTGGCTTTGGGTTTTTATATATGGATATGTCTCAACGATGCCCTGCAAAAAGTGATCGCTAACTGTAAAAATCAGATTGCATCTCCGACCTCAAACTGAAAATGCCAGGTGACTCCAGATTAGAGCAATCTATCACCCTCTGAATCCTGCCGGTATACCCCATTTTTCGTTATCTTTATTTTTGGCGAAAACCGCATTAAGAGCTTCGTTTACCGTCATGCAATGCGGCAGATTATCGAAGTTTGATATCCCGCAAATATCAGGAGAACGCTTGTTCTTCAGGTAAGCATATTTCCGCGCTGCCGCCTCTACTTTCTGCTTGAACTCATGTTTTTGAGCGCGTTTTTTGGATAACCGCAGATTGTCAGCCTTTGCTTTTGCCTCAGCGATCCATGAAGTCAATTTTTTGAGTCTGGTCGTTCCGGCACCGCCGGAAACTGATCTTTTGTTTTTTAACTTGTGACTTCTTATTCTTTATTGCCACGTCATCCTGACAGGGGGAGGGGGTATCATTTTGACATGGGGGTGTGGATAAAAAATTAAATAAAGCCAATGTCTTAGCGAGAACAGCTTTAACCTTGGTTGCCGCTGAAGAGATCTTTAATTTGCTTTCAATCAGCGCATTTTTGGCTTGTTGTGCGAAGGCCAAAAAGGATGGTGTAAACCGGTACAGGTTAGCGCGACGTTCACGGTGATCGCCGATAACAATCTCTACAGACAGAATTCCTTTGTTTACAGCTTCACGGAATGCACGAACGACGGTTGATTGGCTATAACCAGTTTCTGCCGCGATCAGGCGGTGAGGCTTGTGAATGAAGTATTCACTGGTTGTTGCCGCGAGATTTGCACATTGCGACAGGATATGCCCGGCGCTACGGGATAGACCGGAGTGTGTTACAAAGCAGGCCAATTCATAGCCAGAAAAAGTAAAATCGCTCATCGTTATACAGCTCAGGAAAGTGACTTTAGCCAGCATTACAATGCTGGTGGTTCTTACTACGTCTGTTAGCGCGTTGCCGCGACAGGTACCAGCACACCAGCATCAAGCAATCGCTTCATCAGCCACTGCTGACCTTTGCCGGTTATACGAGTCGTGAAAGAAATCCTGCTTCCATTGCTTGTATCGATCACGGTTTCTTTAAGGGTGAAATACCCACGGGATATGTATTCTTGTTTGGGGACGTTCCTGCGTTCACCGGTTGCGATCAGAATTCCGTTATCACGCAACCAGGTGAAGAGATAGTTTTGGCCCAGGCCGAGCACTTTGGCATAGTTGCCGATTAGAACCCCGCTGGCGGTAGCAACGCGTTCGGCGAATTCGACTTTAGGTGCATCCATCAGCATTTTTTGCTCCAGCCGTTGCTTTTGCTCTGCCAGGTCAGCAGCCAAACGGAGAGCTTCTGGGAGGCTCTGCGGAATAGCAGGTTGTAATCTTCCAGCTCGATAGTCGATAAATGTCTGGTTTACCTTCAGCCGAAACGCGGGAGAAATCCAACCTGCGTACTCCACTGCGAGCAATTCATGGGCAAAAGTGCCGCCGCCACGGCCTTCGAACGAAACTATGCAATTCTGCATAGTTTCTTTTTCAAGCTCTTCGATGAGCTGTTTGGCTGACAGCGTTCTTAGCCATTGAGCTGGCGCTTTATGGGCACCGAGTCCGCTCGCTCTGTGTAGAGCATTAAGGTTGTAACGGCCAGCGCGGTCGGTCGTAATTTCAACACCACAAATAACAGGCAGAGTGGTTGAAGGATCGACATTTTGATGAAGGTTTGATATATTCATATCCGCATTGAATGTTTGTTGCATTTTTTCTCCAAATTTGCATCAACCTTCAATCACCAGCTCGAAATGGTGATTCTTTGCACTTAGAAAACGAAATTTATTAGAGCAAATTTTTCTGACTCGATCCAGATCGGGTTGGTCGATCTGCTCAGAAACCTGCCAGTTTGCTGGCAGGTTTTTTCTTTTGTTAACCTATTGCTACTGGTTTTAACAAACCAGCATCAAGTAGCTTGCGAGTTAACCACTGCTGGCCTTTACCCGTTAATTGGGGCGTCAGCCGTATCTGGTAGCCATTTTCATCATCCAGCACCACTTCTTTCACCGTGAAATACCCGGCGTTAATGTACTGCTGGCGCGGTACGTTTTTGCGCGCACCAAAAGCCATGAGAATGCCGTTCTGGCGCAACCATGAGAAAAGGGCGTTTTGCTTAAGTCCAACGACCTTTGCAAAGTTCCCGATCAGGATTCCATTAGCCACTGATACCCGGTCGGCAAAATCGACTTTAGGGGCTGCGGCCACCAGCTGTTGTTCCAGCTGCAATTTCTGTTCTGCCAACTCGGCAGCCAGGCGTAGGGCTTCTGGTAATGTTTGGGGGATCGATGGGGTAGGGGAGTTTGCCTGCTGCAATTCTTCCAGTTTGTCGATCAGCGAACGGCGGACCGCTTTCGATTCGCGAGCAGCAACGCGCAGGGCTTGTTTGTATGTCATTACTATAACTACCTGATCCGCTCCACCTTTTTTCTTATCCATAGGGGTTACGAAGATTTCGTAACCCTCCCCATCAAGCTCATCCTTAACTCTGGCAATGAAATCATTGTTGCGAACTGGTTTTTCGCTACATAATTTCCGTGCCTCATTGACCATCTTTAACAGTGTCAGGCTGTCGATTGTGTCTCCGGTGTTGGGGATAATATTCACGGCTGGTGCTGGCGTAGCTGACGTAACAGGTGCTGGTTTTTCAACATTCAAATTATTACCGGTCATTCTATGTGCCTCCTTTCTCATTTCTGCTGCCACTGTTGCGTAACGTAGACGTCCTTGTTCAATCAAATAATCCCTGATCTCGGCTATCAGTAGCCTGTTGATCACAGCCTTATCTGTTCGGGTATAAAAACGCCTGGTTATCATGAAATAGTTAGCAATTGCGCCGGGGATCTCCCGTGTCGGCATACAGGCAGTATGCAAAGCGATCGCTTCGGCTATTTCATTACGGGTGACGAGAGGTTTTTTCATAAAACCCCCTGAACGTCGGCAGAGAAGGGGAGGTTCCAGTAACTAAGTGAATTGCGCGAGTTAGTTGAAAAACGGGCAGTAAAAATGCAGGGGCCATCAGGCAATTGGGAGCGTGCTTCGTCTTCTGTTGCTGCGATAACGAAGTGATAGTGGTGTTTTTTACAGGAATAGAAACGCCAGATGAATTCTTGGCGTGCGCAAGGATTGGCATTAACCATAGTTACGGCCTCGTAAGTTGATAAACAACCTGCGACCCGCTGTCAAACAGGTGGCAGGACGTGACAGGGTTGACAGACTGGCACTTACGAAACCAGCAGGCCGAAGCCTCCCCATCACGCCCCACCATAATTCGGGCGTAACGTGGTTTTACGGACACAAAAATACCGCAATATCGGAAATGTGCGGTTGTCCGCGTAAGTATTCAGGCTGTCAAACCTGGTCGCAGAATTTGCTGCGACGGCGGAACTATAAGCCTGAACGATTAAAAGGTCAATATGATGCGAAAAGATAGCATTCGTGACTTAAAAATACAAATTTATTAGAGCATTGTTTGTTTAATAAATACACAAATGGATCTAATAACCTCTTTTTTTTAAAGGCGAAAATATGTACCCTAAATGAGTTATAAGGCAGGTGAGGTTATAATGAGAAAACTATTACTACCGTTATTATTTATGGCTGGGACTGTTAATGCAGCATCAAGCGTAAAGGAGATTTGTACCGATTATACGAAATACCTTGGGCACGTTTACGGCTTTGCTGTCAGTCAAGACGAATCCATGCGCAAGAAGTTACTGTCAGATATGAAACGCCTTAAACTTTCTGAAGCGATGGTGCAGCAAGAACTGTATAAAGTCGCAACCAACGAAAATGCTAAATATCAATATTCTCGCCTGTTAAATCCCGACGCAAACGAGATCAATCGAAGCTCTTTCGATTATATGGTAAAGGCATGCGAAACCGCTCCTGATTTTGCTATCCCTAGCTGGGGTGTGCTGGTGGCGAGCAATGCCGTTAATAAAGAAGACGTTGGAAGAAATGGCATTGATTCAATCAGAAACGCCCCGGGAATGCGCCATCAAAACGTGCAGGGTACGCTTGAAGAGCGGGCCAGGGGGCCGGGTACAAACTCCCCAATGGGAAACCTCTCACCAGAGGAATTGCAAGAGTATAACCAACGGATGGAGCAGTATGAGAAAGCGGCACGCGAACAAATGGAACAACAAAAGAACGGCTCACTTAATACCTTCCAGCAAGGTTTAAAAGCGCTTAATTTACCCTATGAATGGTAAATATATTATGGATAACCAATTAAAATATTGATAATCGTTAATATCCAAAGGAGATAAATTAATGCGCATCAAACGATTTTTTCTAATTCTTGCTTTGCTTACTCCATTTTCATCAATGGCAAATGTAAGCAAATGGTCAACCGGCGAGACTCATGGTGTTCGTTCTTATGCTGTTTCCAGCAAAGATAATTATACGCTTACATTTGAGTGCGATGTTGGATTTAATAATACGGATCCCAATCAAGTAGGAACACGACTACTCACTCTCATGAAAACAGAACCTGGCGGTGAGTCATTTGATGCTAAAAAAGAACAAATAACGCTGAAAGTTGGTGATGATGAATATCCTATCAGTTCTATCGGTTCCTCTGTGGGTGATAGTTACTGGTATGGTTTTTGGTCAGATACCCCTGATATGGAAGTTAAAACATTCGATGCATACGTAGACGGAAAAAAAATCGCAACATTTACGCTACGTAAGGCCGCAGAGCTTTTCAACGCGGCACCTGAAGATGGCTGCCTGAAGCGCGCAAAATGACCTGTCACAAATGACTACTCGTAGAATCGGTTAACACACCAGATTCTACGAGGTTTCAATGACACCACGACAATTACTCGAAGACGTCAAATCCCGCTTCACACCTTTGATTGCGGATGAACCTGCCTTACTGGAATCCCTGCTAAGAAAAGCATTGGGAACCTACCAGGATAGGGCGGGGCACATCAAGCGGATACGCATCACCGATCAGGCCAGTAAATCACTTGCTTGCCCAGTTGATTTTCTTGCGCTCGTATCGGTTACAGATCACACCGGCGATCTTGTCTACTCCGATGTTTACGATGGGAATATCGAGCTTGAAGATACCCATCGAGCGGTATACCCACTGAATGTGTCATATCTGGCTAATTTGCGTGATATGGATCTGGATAATGGGGATGTGCCACCTGAAATCATTGGGTTACTTTCTGACTATCTGGAAGTGCTAATCGCGATACCTAACACTGATCGCCTGCGAAGAATATCTATCGCGGGGAAACTCGATGCCAGTAATTTATCCGACGAGAACACGCTGTATCAGCGAAAGCTGGATCTGGAAGAGAAAATGAGCGCAACAAGGGCAATTATCCCGGGAATTGTTCTTTTCTCATCCATGTTGAAGTGAGGGGGCTGATATGGGGCTTAATGTTGCTTCAGTAAAGTCTTATGTATCTTCGGCATTAACGACGACATTATTTGGCTCCGGCGTTGGTGAGCGGGAAGTTGGTAAGCTGACGTCAATCATCATGAACAAAATGCTGTTCGCGCAAGGATGGCAGTTCTCTGTCGAAGTTGATGGTCTGGAGGGGGCAGACTTCTTTGCTAAAGACATTACCTACCACGATTACAGCATCGAATATGAAACGATTAAAATCGGCGGAGGGAATATCCTTCAACCAACGGAGCGTTCGCCAGGGCAGATAACAATGATGGTCAGGGATACCGTTGATGGCCTCGTTTTGGACTGGTTTAAGACGGCAAAAAGTCGGGTGATTAATCCAGACGGTACCGGGAATATACCGTCTAAATATTTGCTCAATGTGCGTATTTATCGGTTGCTGTCTTCCGGCTTAACCAAACTGGAAAATGAGATGACGGTATTCCCGGTCACTACCGGCGATGTCACCTATGCGCGAGATCAGGTTACGGAATTTAAGTCATTCCCAATGACCTTCGCATTGCACAGCACGTTTAACCAATCCTCAAGTTCTTTAGCTTCCCTTCTGGGCTTTAGTTTTTCTCTTTGAATTAAGGAGCAAGGATGCTTTTACCTCTTTTCCCGCTACCATCGCGGCCAACTGAATTGATCCAGTTCCGTCAGCCAAATATTGCTGATGCGATGCGTTTCAACTCGATAACACCGGAGGAACAAGAACAACAGACAACGGCGTATTTAAAAGCCTTGCTGGCTGAACCCGCGAAACATGATCCCCTGACATGGACGGCGCAGGACCGGATTACCGCGTTATGGTGGATATTTACCGGCTCCCGTGAAACACCGGTCGAGACATTCACCTACACCTGTAAACATTGCGGTAAAGAGCATTATTACGATTGCGATATGAATGCTCTGGCTGAAGATATCCAGGTCCTGGAAGTGGAACCTTTCATTGACGATATTGAGGTGTCTGTAGAGGGAGTACCTTATCAATGGCGTATCGTGCCGCTTGATGGTTGGGCAATGGAAATGCTGGAGATGCGCCGTGCAGCATTGCCACCTGAAGACGACGCGGAATTCAAAGAAGCGATCGTTGATTTGCGTTTTTGGGAATTCGCTTATCAGTGTGAACTTTATAACGATGTTAGCGGTACTCGTGAAGAGCAGGCTGAGCGTCGTTATGAAACGATCAAACGGATGGCCATTGATACTGAATTTATGAAGCTGGCGGCACACATCCGGCTGGCTCATGAAAAGCTCGAACATGGTTTACCGTGCTACATCGATAAAGGCGAAATGCGTCTTCGTCTCCCGCCGCACAAATGCCCAAACCAGGATACAAAGGAGTCCACAGAGGGTGCGTATACCCGTCTGTGGGTGCCCTTTCGGGCTACCGACTTCATTCCACAGGTGGGGATTGAAAAGCTATCAGACCTTAGTGTCCAACCTGGTTTTGTATGGGGGTATACCGATTCAGGACGCTGAAAGGCTCACTGAATCCTATGCGTTTTTCCTGTTGGAGAAACTGGAAGAAAAACTTAAACCGAAGCGGTAGGCGATAAGATCATGGAAAGAAAAAACGCCAACATTGACGATGTGATAAGGACGGTTGAAACCGCCAGCGCAAAAGAGCTGGAAGAGCTTGCAGGTATTCGGGAAGCCGTTGAAGATTTGAAAGGGGGGCGAGTTGCTACAGTTGATCCTGTCTCTCGCAGTGTGTCGGCATTAAATCGCACAATCGAAAATTCCCGGCCAGACTTTGTGGCCAATGCGCCATCAGTGGACCCTATTGTTGAGGCAATGAAACGGCTTAATTTAGGGGACGTTTCTCGTGTAGTTCAGGAGGATGTTGCTCTACAGGAACCGCAGGCCAAATCAACTACGCGAAAGGGTAAAAAACGACGCAAGAAGGCTATAACAGAAGATGTAAAGGCGCAACGGACCGAAGCAGCCGAACACGCTCGCGAAATGTTCGGTCAAAAAGGCGGTGCGCAAAAAAGCCAAAACCAACGCGATGCGCGTGGTCGTTTTATTGGAAAGTCAGGGAGTAAGGCCGCAGCGGAAGATGCCCGTGCTGAACGTGCTGAAAAGGCCAGGCGCAAAGAGGATGATGAGCGTCTAAATGCTGAATCAGGTTTATTAAAAAAACTGTCAAAAGTAGCTGAAGGCATAGGTAACCCTTCAGAGACTCGTGCTGTCGATGCGTTAGGTTATGCCGTTGCAGGTCCATTGTGGGCAGCAGGGAAGGAGCTTGGCGGGATATCAAAAGAAGTTGGCGGATCGCTTAATGGTGCCAGAAAGTCTATTGCCGATGTGATTCGTGGCAATGACGATAACAGCCGTAGAAAAGGTTTTTTTAGGCGTAAATCGCAAAATAGTGCCGATGTCGTTCAGGTTAACACCCAAAAACGGACGGTTCAGGAACTTCAGGAGCAGACCAGCGAAATTAAAGAGGGCAATGACAAGATTCTCAGCGCCCTTGATCAGATAGCCAAAAACACCGGGAAAAAGAAGGGCGGCTTGCTGTCCAAACTATTTAGCCTGTTAGGGAAGGGGGCCGGTGGTATTGCTTCCCTTATTTTTGGCCGTGGGGTACTAAAGAAAGTTGGCTCGATGGCACTAGGCGCTTTAGGTATAAAAAAAGTTGCAAGCTTATTGGGCTTTGGTGGGAAAAAAGCTGCTGCCAAAGAAGCTGGCGAATTGGCTACTCGCGGTGCCGGAAAACTTGCAACTAAGGGATTGGGGAAACTAGGTGTTAAGGCTCTTGCAAAGGGGGCTTTACGCGCAATTCCGCTAGTCGGCACGGTGGCTGGAGGTATCTATGATGCGGTAACCGGTTGGAATGATACAGAAGCACAACGTCGGACCTTTGGGCTTAAGGATGGGGAAGATCCATCTTTTCAGCAAAAAGCGGCTTATACACTGGCTAACGTTCTCGATATGGGAGGACTGGTATCTGGTATTAGCAGTGCCATTGGCGGCGTTCTCAAATCACTTGGATTTGAGGATATCGGCAATATGTTGCAATCATTTTCGACGGAAAGTATTGCCCAGGCCATTGATAGTGGGATTACCAATTTAGAAACATATATTTCTAACCTTGGTGATACTATATCCACGACATTTAGTGATTATACTGCAAAGATTGGTGATGCTATTTCAGCATGGTTCAGTGACACAACAAAGAACCTGAACGAAAAATTAGACGCCATCAAAAACTTCTTTACTGTCGATAACCTGAAACAGGTTTTCAGTGATGCAATTGATAGTGCAATTGATTTCATTAAGAACCCAGGGAAATACATTAAAGAAGCTGGCAGTAATCTATGGAGTGCCGCAAAAGAGCTTTCAGGTGAGGTTGCAGATGCCGCTGTTCAGAGCACCCCTGTGGCCTGGGTTGCATCAAAGCTAGTCAACAAAGCGGATGCGAAAGAGGTTACACCTGAATTAAAAACACCAGCTAAAGAAAGTCAGGAGGACAATGCTCCTAAGACTGAATATACCCCTAAAAAGGCTAATATTGTCACTCGTGTTGTAAATGCATCCCTAGATACGGCGAAAGATAGCAATAAAACAGTTAAAGAAACTGCCAATCAGATTATCAATGCAAATGCCGTAGAAACGGGCAATAGCGCGTTGCAGAAAATTGATAATGCTATTGGTCAAAATAGCTCATCATCATCGTCGCTTAATACTACTGGCACCAGGAATGACATTCAGAAAGCTGCGGATACTTACAACAATGGCAACTTAGATGTAAAAGTCGGAAGTCTTGGCGCTGAAGGTAAGGCAAATCTCGATAAGTTGGCTCCGTATTTTGCCGAACTAGAGAATAAATACGGTCTTCCAGAAGGCACTCTTTACGCGATTGCTGCAACTGAATCTGGTGGTAATCCGTATGCAAAATCCCAAACCGGTGCTCTGGGAATGTTTCAGTTCACGGGGATTGCTCGTGAAGAGACTGGCTTAGCTGAAGGTGAATCGTTTGATCCTGTGAAATCGGCAGAAGCTGCGGCTCTTCTCATGAGCAAGTATCTGAAGCAAGCCAATGGAGACTTAAACGAGGCCATCACTGCATATAACGCTGGGTTTGGCACTATCAATAAGTGGAAAAAAGGCACAGGTGACTTATCCAAAGAAAACCGTGAGTACGCGATCAAGGTCAATACTCATCGTGCTCGCTATTTAGGTGGTGAAATCTATACACCTGGAGCAGGAGCACAGGGTGGGGCGCAATATGGAGTGAGGGGACCACTGCCTGATAACGCTGTTATCGATCAGTCTACTGGCCTGGCATTTACCCCTGGTGATAGCCCGTTTGAGAAAGGCGGTCTGGTAGACAAAATCGGCAATGCTGTTGGCGTTAACGATCTGGTCAACAAATTCATGAATGGCCGGGGTATGCGTCGGGAAGTCGTTCAGGGAACGCTCGAAGAACGTGCACGAGGGAAGGGGACCGCAACAGCAGCTGGCAATGTGTATGTTGATACTCCGATGCCAGTTGAAGAGGCGCGTCCGGTGGCCAACAACTCAAGTTACTTTGACCAACTCGGCGCACAAATGGAGATTGATGGACTATTCGATAAACTCCGCAACTCGCCGGGGATGCGGAAAAATAATGCGCCTGAACCAGCCTCCACGTCCAAGGTGACGACTGCCGCCAACGATTTGCAGCAACCAACCGGTCGTATGCAGATAGACGGACAGGTTATTAGTGACCTTGGCGGCTCCGGTGCCAAGCCGACAATGCAGTTGGCTGATAATACCGTTTCACTTGATGGTGAAACGAAGCGGCTGTTTGCGCAGATGACCTCATTGCTTGCCAGGATTGAAGAGCACACCAAAGACTCGGCGAAAGGCCAGGGAACTGTCGTAAAGGTCAGCACGCCTCAGCCGGGCGTTATGCGCACGGTACCACTGTCAATTGATGATCCGTTGATGAATGACTACGCGAGAGTTGATTGATGGCCAACAATAACGAAATTGATCCTTTGCTGACGCTGGAGTTATCCGGCGTAAAAACGTATGAGTCCCAGGAGGAGGCCTGGGGCGCTCGTTTATATGAGTGGCTAAACACTTATCAGGGTGAGGTATACGGGGATCCGTCATGGGGCAATGTTTTACCGCAGTTTAAACACGAACCGACCAACTTGTCGCATGTTCAAATTGCGGTTGAGGCAATGCTGTTGCAAAAACTGACGGTAGATTTACCTGACATACCGATTTCTGGCTTGTCAGTAGCCGAGGGAGATGCTTTTGATAAGTTGAAAATATCCATTCGTATCAGGGATATAACTATCACACAGGACGTGGTGCTATGAGTAAAACAACACCGACTAAAGACAGTATTCGTGCAGAGTTTGAAGAGCTTGTCGAGAAAGATTCATTCTGGTCGAAGTTTGTCGGCTCTCAATTTGTCTCGATGCTGACATTGTTTATTACCCAGATTGTCTACAGGTGCTTTCAGTATGCCGATGCGGCGCTGGCTGAAGGCTTTATATCGACCGCGACGCGGCGTTCCTCTATCCTGGCAGCGGCAGAAACGAATAGTTACGTTGGTACCAAGCCAACACCGTCATCGGGGATGATTGAGATCACCGCCACAAGTGAAGATGCTCCAGCGGTAATCCCCAAAAACATGCCTTTAATATCTGACGACCAGTACCCTTACATAACTATGGATGTATGCAGGTTGGTTGACGGCACCGGTACGGTAGAAGTGGCACAGTTGGAAATCCAGGAGGTGACATATACCGTTACGGCAGCCAAAGAATTTCTGGAAGTCGTGTTATCAAAGGCTCTCACTGCTGTCTGCTATAAGCTGGAAGTATTCGTGACGACCGATGGTAAGACCACGCAGTGGTCTTCCAGCACTATGTTCCGGTTAGCTGGTAGTAAAAGCCAGGTCTACGTTGAGTTTTATAAACCATCCGAGCAGTTGGGGGTTCGATTCGGTGATGGGCTAATTGGGCAAATACCGCCAGAAGGCTCGACCATTACACTTAAGGTATGGTGCACCAACGGAGATATAACCTTGGTTGCTGGCCAAAATCTGACGCCTGTCGATTCTGCGGCTAATTTAGCTAATTTGATTTCAGTTAAGACAACGACACCCATAACCGCAGGTACCGATGCCGAAACAACGGAGATCACACGTAATCGTGCACAATATTACCTTGCCTATGATGATCAGGTCGTATGGGGCGGGGACTATACGTATTTTCTGGTGCGTAACATCCCGGGACTGTCCTGGGTAAAGGCATGGGGCGAAGGCCAGCAAGAGAAATTAGATGGTGCTTATAATGTTCGGAATATCAATAAGATATTTATTTCAGGATGGCATCCAAACAAAAGCCAGTCAGAGCTTGAAGAAATGATCCTGGCTGCCTTTAAGAAGGTGCCGAATGAGTTGAACAAGAAATTCTCGTATAAAGAGGTCAGAAAACTACCCTTTAAGATCACCATCACCGGGCGGATATCGGCAAGCCTGACCATTGAGAACGTGACTGATGAGCTGAAGTCGGCACTGGAAACAAAATTTGGGCGTGACTCAACTTTCTTTGATCCGAACCGTGTTGGCAAGTACATCCTAATCAAGAAAAAAGACGTTTGGGCATTTATCGAAACGCTGGGTTATTTCCGCGACTTTTATCTGGAATTTGTCGAGTGGAATGAGTCCAACGGCTTTTACGATTTCGTTTATCTGGATACAGAAAACTCCACCTTTAATATTTCGTATGAGGAGGAGTGATGCAGCGTTCCTGGTTTAATAACCGGCTTACATCAGCTAAGCAAAAGTCATTGCTCTATAAATCATTGGCTGATTTGGTTCAGTCAATGATGGATACCTTTGTTGACCCATGGTTGGAGCGAATTACCAACCGGAAGTCTATTTTTTCCATGAGCAAGGAGGATCTGGAGACCAGGACAAATGAACTTGGCCAGTTCTTTACTATCAGAACGTCGAACTCATCTTCCGTTCCGATGTTGTTACAACAGCGTCTTGATGAGATTCACTTTAAGGGGACTGAACGCCCTATAAACCAGACAATTTACCGCGAATTTAACGGTATTTCTGTTTTATGGGATCCGATATATGCACCGGTGGACCTTGAGCGTCATCCCTATGGCACGGTTCTAATACCTGAAAGCACACTGGAGACTACCGGCGGCACATTCGGCGAGATGTTTCTGACTTCCAGAGGGATGATCAGTATTCCCATAAACGACCTGGCCCGGACAATGGGGATTACTGGCACGATAGATCAGTCCGCAATTACAGAAGAAATTCTCAGAAAGTTTAATCAGTTCGTAAAGCCTCTACTGCCACTGCATATAGTGTTTGATGGGCTTACGCTCTATTTGTCGGTTGTTGTAAATGAACACGCCGACATGATCACTTTGAACGAGATTTCTGATACCGAAAAAGCGTACTGCTGGTTTGAAACTTCGGATACAACTTCGCTTACTGGAGTTACGTCGATTAGCGCTCCGATCACTGCAACGCCGGGCGGCACTATTGTGAAAGCAACGCCTACGTTTGATCGCACCCGCGCAGATGATTTGCTGCTGGATAGCGACGCCTGACAATCACCCCGTCCGCAGGGCGGGGTGACAAGTTACTTCTCTTACAATGAGGCTTCACAACATTGATTAGGGAAAATCATGTCTGACGTCTCAACAAACCTCTATAAGAGTCAGTTGTTGGACTATTACTATCAGCGGCGCGCTGAATCGTCCATTAACAAAGGCTCTCGATTTTTAATCAGCAAGGCCGTTTTCGGTACCAGTTCACTGGTTACTAAGAAAGGAGATGGCACTTATGAGATTGGAGAACTGCCAAAGGTTTTCGATCTGGCAGAACTGACCAGTCAATTTTGCACCATCAACCTCGTCCCAACCTACTCAGGCGGGATAATTACTGTCCGAATGGACCTTGATCAAAGCCAGTTGCAGGAAGGGAAAAACTACCCATTCAACACTCTGGTTGTTCTGGATAACGAGAACAAGCCAATCGCCATTATTTGTGTCCAGGAAGACTCGCTGTATGTGGGCAAAACATATACCGCAGTTATGGCCATAAACACGACAACAGCATAAGGATATGCTTGATGAATGACGTTACAGTTGTTACATCAGTTACTTACCCATCACCCGAGTCGTTGGCTCTGGTGGCTGATGTGCAATACCACGAACCATATCTGTCAGCCGCGCTAAACCGAAAATTCAGGGGGATTGTTGACCCGGGATTTTATGCCGGTTTCTTACCTAAGCCTGGCGGTGGGATGAACCTGTTAATCACCTCAGTGGATGGTGATAAAACCGCAGGCGCGGCGTCGGTGGATATTGGTGAATTCTACCAGGTAACTATTCAGCACCGTAAGGATATTTCTCTTGCACTTAGTGCAGGCAAGAAATATGCAATTGTGCTGAAGGGAAGATACCTCCTTGGAGAAGATACCTATCAGGTTAATACAGCGTCACATATTCATGCGGCTGAATTTATTGCCAGAACCTATACCGATTCATATCAGTTAGGAGATGGAGAGCTGCTTGTTTGTACGGTGAATATTCCTGCTGGTGTATCTGCCATTACCCAAGAGATGATTGATACATCAGAGCGTATCAACCGCACTATCGGCATTGATATTTCAGACTCTGTAACCAGTACCAGAAGTGATGTTGCGGCAAGTTCGCTGGCAGTTAAAAAAGCCTACGATCTGGCGAAAAGCAAGTATACGGCGCAGGATGCAAGCACAACGCAAAAGGGATTAGTTCAGCTCAGTAGCGCAACTAACAGCGACAGCGAAACAATGGCGGCTACCCCTAAAGCTGTTAAGTCTATAAAAGATCTGGCTGATACCAAAGCGCCAATAGAAAGCCCGAGTCTGACAGGAACGCCAACAGCGCCGACGGCAGCGCAAGGTACAAACAGCACGCAGATCGCAAATACAGCCTTTGTTAAGGCAGCTATAACTGCACTTATCAACGGTGCGCCTGGCACACTGGATACGCTGAAAGAAATAGCGGCTGCGATCAATAACGACCCGAATTACAGCACAACTATCAACAATGCCTTGGCTCTCAAAGCGCCTTTGGCAAGCCCTGCATTAACGGGTGTCCCTACTGCGCCTACGGCTGCACAGGGCACAAACAATACGCAGATCGCTACGACTGCTTACGTACGGGCTGCTATCTCTGCATTGGTCGGCTCATCACCTGAAGCTCTTGATACCCTGAATGAGCTTGCAGCAGCACTGGGCAATGACCCGAACTTTGCGACAACAATGACAAATGCGCTGGCAGGGAAACAGCCACTTGATGCAACTTTAACCGCGCTTGCTGGTCTTGCGACAGGCGCAAATAAATTGCCGTACTTTACCGGTACAGACACTGTTTCTCAGACTGACTTAACGTCAGTCGGTCGCGATATTCTGGCCAAAACAAGCGTTCTTGCTGTTATCCAATACCTTGGTTTAAGAGAACTCGGTACCAGTGGTGAAAAGATCCCCCTGTTGAGCACGGCTAACACATGGAGTGCACGCCAGACTTTTAACGGCGGGATCACCGGGGCGCTGACAGGGAACGCCGACACCGCGACGAAATTAAAAACAGCCATAAACATTAATGGCGTCAGATTCGATGGTTCTACGAACATTTCGATACCAACAATTACGTCTAGAGGACGCGTTACTGCGCTTACCGGTACAACGCAAGGTGCTGCTACTGGATTGCAGATGTATGAGGCATACAACAATGGTTATCCGACGACTTACGGGAATGTACTTCACCTGAAGGGAGCTGCATCCACTGGTGAAGGCGAGTTGCTCATTGGCTGGAGTGGCACAAATGGCGCTCATGCACCAGCTTTCATTCGATCCAAAAGAGATAGCACTGCTGCGGCATGGTCCGAATGGGCACAGATCTATACGTCAAAAGATTCCGTTCCCGGCGTTAATACCAAAGGGAATCAGGACACCTCTGGTAATGCGGCTACAGCGACCAAATTGCAGACGGCGTGTACTATCAACGGTGTCTCGTTTGACGGTTCTAAAAATATTGAGCTAACGGCGGCAGATTTAAATCTTGAGCAAACTGTAGAATTAGCCGCAGGAGCATTACAGAAAAACCAGAACGGCGCAGATATTCCGGGAAAAGATACCTTCACCAAAAATATTGGTGCCTGCCGCGCATATAGCGCATGGCTGAATATTGGTGGCGATAGTCAGGTCTGGACAACCGCGCAATTTATTTCGTGGCTGGAGAGTCAGGGAGCATTTAACCATCCTTACTGGATGTGCAAAGGCTCATGGGCTTATGCAAATAATAAGGTCATTACAGATACAGGTTGCGGAAATATTTGTCTTGCAGGTGCTGTGGTGGAAGTTATTGGCACTCGCGGCGCAATGACCATACGCGTTACTACGCCGAGCACGTCCAGCGGTGGCGGAATTACTAACGCTCAATTCACTTATATTAATCATGGTGATGCTTATGCTCCTGGCTGGCGAAGAGACTACAACACGAAAAACCAGCAGCCTGCATTTGCTTTAGGGCAAACAGGAAGCAAGGTTGCAAATGATAAAGCTGTTGGCTGGAACTGGAATAGCGGCGTTTATGATGCAGATATCAGTGGCGCATCGACATTAATCCTCCACTTCAATATGAATGCGGGGGAGTTGCCCTGCTGTACAGTTCCGCGTGAATTATAAGAACGGCGGTATCTTTTATCGTTCAGCGCGTGATGGTTATGGCTTTGAAGCTAACTGGTCAGAGTTTTACACCACAACCCGCAAACCCTCTGCGGGGGATGTTGGTGCATATACGCAGGCAGAATGTAACTCAAGGTTTATTACAGGTATTCGCCTGGGCGGTCTGTCATCTGTTCAGACATGGAATGGTCCCGGCTGGTCTGACAGGTCAGGTTATGTCGTTACAGGTTCAGTTAACGGAAACCGTGATGAATTAATTGATACAACTCAGGCAAGGCCAATTCAGTATTGCATTAATGGGACGTGGTATAACGCGGGGAGTATTTAACGATGATGCACTTAAAAAACATTTCTGCTGGTAATCCTGAAACAAAAGAGCAATACCAGCTAACGAAACAATTTAACATCAAATGGCTTTATACAGAGGATGGGAAAAACTGGTATGAGGAACAAAAGAACTTTCAGCCTGATACGTTGAAAATGGTCTATGACCACAACGACGTTATTATTTGTATTGAAAAGGATGTTTCAGCAATTAATCCAGAAGGCGCAAGCGTCGTTGAGGTTCCTGATATTACAGCAAATCGCCGGGCTGATATTTCGGGTAAATGGATGTTCAAAGATGGCGTAGTGATAAAGCGAACTTATACCGAGGAGGAACAAAGGCAGCAGGCAGAGAATGAAAAACAAAGCCTGTTGCAACTTGTCAGGGATAAAACCCAGCTATGGGACTCACAGCTACGGCTGGGCATCATTTCCGACGAGAATAAACAAAAATTAACTGAGTGGATGCTCTATGCGCAGAAAGTCGAATCTACAGACACCTCCAGCCTGCCAGTAACATTTCCCGAACAACCTGAATGAGACAAGGCCCGATAGCGGGCCTTAATTTTTATTCAGGCTTTTGTGGCCATTCAGGATTTGCCGTATCCACACGGCTGACCAGAACACTGTAGCGTTCCCATGCTTCCAGTCGTGTGCGTTCCTCGTCTGTTGCCATATTCAGCCTGACAGCGCGTTCCAGCGGCTGGATGACTGATTCAGCTTCGGAAAGCAATGCGGCCTTTTGTGATTCGGCCTGTTGTTGCTGTTCGTCTGCCGTATAAATCCGTTTAACTACAGCTCCATCCTTAAACATCCACTTTCCTGAATCATCAGCGCGGCGGTTGGCTGTAATATCAGGAACCTCAACGACGCTAAAACCTTCAGGGTTAAGCGTGGAGGCATCTTTAGTGATGGCGACAATAATATTATTTGCATCGTAAACAATCTTTATTGTGTCTGGCTGAAAGTTTTTCACTTCCTCATACCAGTTTTTATCGTCTTCGGACCATAACCAGATAACATCAAAATTCTTTGTTAGCTGATATTGCTCTTTTGTTTTTGGATTACCTGACTTAATGTTCTTTAAATGCTGCATAACTTACACCTGCGCAACGTTATACCATGTGCCATTGATGTACTTTTGTATCGGCCTGAAGATGGCTTCATCATCGCCATCTACTTCACCAATGATTCTTAATCCGGTAATCGTGTGTCCGGCTTTTTCATAACGACCACCTCGCGCCATCAATTGAACAACTCGCGTACCCAGGCGAACATCTTTCACATAGCGGGAATCAAAATTTCCCCAGTTGCTGGGTTGCATCTGACCGTTAACAGCAAATATTACCGAGTTATCTGTATTTCGCTGGCTATAGAAATGCCATCCGGCCTCATCGCCTAATTCTGCAACCACTGGACGGGTGGAAGCACCCCATAAATTAAACGTTGCATTCTTTGTGGAGGTGTTGGAGCTGGATAGCGAGAACTTTTTACTATCACCTGCCTGAATGTTTTTAAAAGCAATAGCAACTCCATTCTGAAAGCGGAATACTCGCTGACTATTAGCGTAAACATCAAGAATACCGTCTCCATTCTGTTTAAATCCGGTATCATTATCACCAAGAACAATAGAGCTACCACCTAGTGCATTCGTCGTACCAACTCCAAAACAGCCATTAATGACGGCATTAACAAGAATATTTAGTGCATCCCATTTCAACGTCATCAGGTCTTTTGTTGTGGTACTCTGGCGGCTTCTCCATTTGAAATATTCATTGCCGTTATCCCCTGTTTCAAACCACATGTATGAATCAGTGTCACCATCGGCATCATTTTTAAATCCAATCTTCGCCCAGTCAGTATTTCGAATCCAGGCAAGGATTGAGTCGTTTTCAAAAGTAAGTCCGCCGGACAAGATATCGCCTGAACGCTGAACGGCATTATTTGCTTTATTAATAAATTCCTGTAGATTTAAATCTTCCGCCGTTAGCTCAATATTTTTAGAACCATCAAACGAGACGCCGTTGATAGTACATGCTGTCTGCAACTTGGTCGCTGTAGCCGCGTTACCGGATGTATTCTGATTACCCGCAACGTTAACACCAGGTAAATTAATATTCGCAGTACCATCAAATGCCACACCGCCAATAGTGCGTGCTGTTTTCAATTTCGTCGCGGTGTCGGCGTTCCCTGTCAGTGCCCCGGTGATCCCTCCGTTGAAAATCTGGCGCGCACTCCATGTGTTAGCCGTGCTCAACAGGGGGATCTTTTCACCGCTGGTACCGAGTTCTCTTAAACCAAGGTTTAGGATTGAAATGACGACGCCGGAAACTTCTTATAAAGCGTGGAAACAGCCACATCATAGATGATTGCAACCTGCTTACGGGGGATGCCATTCTCCAGCAATCGCCGCATTTGCTGCCATGTTTCTTCTTGGTATTTAGGCCGACGCCCACCTATACGACCTTCTGCGCGAGCTGCATCAAGTCCAGCGCGTGTACGTTCAACGATAAGCTCACGTTCCATTTCTGCCAGCGCTCCCATTACGTGAAAGAAAAAGCGCCCCATTGGTGTACTGGTGTCGATAGAGTCAGCGAGACTCCGGAAATTAATTCCTCTGTCACGCAGCTCTTCCACCAGCACAACCAAGTGACGCATGCTGCGCCCAAGACGATCTAACTTCCATACGACCAGGGTGTCACCTCTGGAAAGCATACGCAAAACCTTTTTTAGCCCAGGGCGTTCAGTCTGTTTGCCGCTCGCCTTATCCTCAAAAATTAGCTCACATCCTGCGCTTTCAAGGGCATTTCGTTGCAAAGCAGTGTTTTGTTCATTTGTTGATACGCGTACATAGCCGATCAGCATGATTTTTACTCTAATGCGTTGTTCTTATGAGTCTGCGAATTTTAAAGAACAAAGCGTTATGCACAGAAATAACAATCTGAATAGGTTCCTGCTTGATTTTTGTTAGATCCGGGAGGAGCTTATGCAGATTTTGATTTTTTTAATGTCCATTATTAGTGGAACCTATTTATTTCTTACTGGAGTTAGGCGTGGAGCTTATAAGCCATGTTTTTTACATTGGCTTGAAGCATGGCTGCTTGCCATAAAAGGTGGTTTTGTTGGTTTTTGTCTTGCAGAAGTTCAGTGGGGAAACTCATTTTTGGATGTGGTTGCTTTTTTGATATGTAGTTGGAATAGCCATTTTGTATTAAGAATAACCAAAATATGGGTTTTTCACTTGATTTACGAATGTATTGGCAAATTATGAACAACCAGATGAGAAGTTACTTTGCATACCATTACCTCCTGACAACGTAGGAGGGAACTTGTGCTTGACACACAGGAATTAGCTCCAGTTGCTATTGCGCTCCTGCTTTCAGTAATTGGTGGGATAGGCACGTTCCTGATGGATGTCCGAGACGGTCGCCAGTCTGGCAATTTGTTGGGATTGGTTACGGAGATCTTTGTTGCAGTGACAGCTGGCGCGGTGGCGTACCTATTGGGGCAACACGAGGGCTGGGAGTTATCAATTACGTACTTAATGGTAACGATAGCCAGCAATAACGGTCATGAGGTGATTTCAGGGATGAAACGAGTGAATATCGATAGCATTCTGAATGTTCTTACAAGTTTGGTGAAAAAGGGAGGCGGGAAATGATTGGCTGGGGTGTATGCGTTCTTGCGTTAGCCTTAGCCGATCGCTATTTGCTAAAACGCAAGGACATCACGCATTTAGAACTTGGTGATGTGGAAATTAAACCGGGTTTCATCCGGGTGCCGTTCAAATACCGGTCTAAATTCCCGTTTTTGCGCGGCGCAACGGTCAGATATTGGATCCGCGATGTTCAGAAGCCAACGACAGTGATTGAAGGCGAACAACGTTGTCTGACGTCGGCTGAACAGGGCGAAAACAGTGAATGGTTGTACATACCCACTGAATATATGGGTAAAGGAGAGCGACTGTGGCATTTCAACGTCATGGTTACGCATGGCGACTCGTTCATTAACCCGTTGTATCGGATTTTCCCTGTTACTCAGCAAATCCGCAGAAGTTACGTAATAAATCTCGCACAGGATGTGTCAGATGACGAAAAATAAGTATGCAACGGTCGATTTTGACCAGGTTAATGAAAAGGGGCTGAAATCCCTTATCGCGGCGATCAATAAAACCGGTGTTACGGTAATTGAGGTTGACTCCAGCAACCGCGCAACAACGAAAGATGGCGTTAAAGTTAAAACCGCAAAGCTGGTTCTTAACGACGGACAAATTCTTGCCATACAGGTAAACGATACTGGCGATATATCGTCTGTGAGGCTGAATGGAAAAGCTATTCCTAACGCTCAGTCGCCGGATATCAAGACGCTTGGTACCGTCATGGGGCAAGCGGCCCGCAAAAACTCCGCAAAATTCCAGAAATCACTGATCGCCAAAGCGAAACGTGTTGCCAATCCGGTAGACAAGAAACCGGCAGTAAAATCCAACTTTCAGCGCCTGCAAGAGGCAAAACAGCGGAATGCTCAGGTGGTTGCCGCTTATAAATCAGCGCAGAACTCGGTGTCTTTCAATCAACAGCAGATCACTGATTTGCGGGCGAAGCTGGATAAGGAGACAGGCCGACTCAATAACGAAAAGGCCCGAAATGGCGAACTCAAACGCCGTCTTAAGCAACTGAAAGCAGGAAATTAACATGGAACAGTTCAATATCAATAAAGGGGTGACGATCAAACCTGGGCTTGACGTGCTTCCCCCGCCAGTGACTGATGATGAATATCGCGCATTAATGGCCGGTGAGGACCGCTATCTGATGACGGAATCCAACACCCTGGAGGAAATCGAGGCTACGTTCTTCTATGACACGCCGATCCACTGGTGTGCTACGGATTTACTGGAGGCGATTAGTTCTACTCGTTTGCAGCTACACCGGACCATGCAGGCATTTGTCCGGGCATTGAACCAGAAGCTGAATGGTACCGGAATCTCTGCGGGGAGTGATAAAACGGGGGATGTGGCCCAGAACGGTGCACGCGCGATCGGCGGGGCTGAAATTGGCCGGGCACGTAACGTTAACGGGCTGCCGGTCCTGCCAGCCATTATTCCGCTCAGTGATGGTCAGACTATCAGCATTCTGTTTCATAGCCCGACAGCGGAAAACCGGATCACCAATAGCGATACGCTGATTGCTTTCCAGTTCTTACTGAATAAAAAAGACGTTACTCATACCGTTGCTCCGATGAGTGGACGTGATATGACGCTGGCGCAGGTCACCATGAAACTTGCCAACCTTGCAGAGAAAAACTCGGCAAAATTCCAGCGTGCGCAGAAGAAGAAAAAAGCCCTGGTTGATGAAATAACCCAACTACAGGCTGACAGTGACCAGAAAGAGGATGCCATGAGCGACCTCGCGGATCAGGTGGCAGCGGTAGAAGGGCAGAAGGTAGATCTGGAGCAGAAAATTAACGCTGTTGCATCGGAAGCGGATTCTCTTTATGAAGAGAATGAGCGTTTGCAGACGGAGATTGATCAGCTCAATCGAACTGGTGGGCGCGAAACCATTGCTCCTGCGGGGATGACTGGTGGACACTCTCGCGCGATGACGGATCGCCTTGCAAGTATCAAAAATCGTATGCATATGAACGGGGAAGTGACGCTCAGTAATGGTGCATCAATGAAGCAATTCATTGAGGACGGTGAAGGGTATATCCAGTTAACCGATTCGGATGGCAGCGTGTACATGATCAAGGCTAAATCCATACAGGGTGTGGACATGGCAGATGCGATCGGCAAGCTGTTTAAAGCCTATAAAGCGGGTAATGTATCGGAATACCTGGTCCAACCAGAAGAACATAAACCGGAAAACGTCGAACCTGAACCAGCGGAGGATACCGGTAGCTCTTCGCCTGAACCAGAAATCTCTGTAGGTGCATATCGATATGCCCTGCAAATGCGTCCGGCGGCCCCTGGCGCAATACCTGAAGGTAACAAAGCAATTCTGCCGCGCCCTGATGAAGGTGACCCGTATTATGAATATGCACGCTACGGCATTGCTACTTACGATACCCCGCTTTCTGATCAGCAAATGAGTGAGTACGACCTGAAGTTATTGCCTCGCGAGGATTCTTTCGACTTCTTGGCGAAGACACTTACTAATGGTCCGTTTGGCAAATATGCACAAAAAGCTCTGGAGCTGGCCACCAGCTCACCAGACGAGTTCCGCGTAATGCTGAAAACTCAGTTTCAAAAAACTTTCCCCAATATTGCGTATCCGGGGGGCGCTGGCACCGAGAAAATGGTGCAGAGCATGATCAATGCATTGCAGGCCGAAGTCGGTGAGATTACTCAGCCAGAACCTGCCCCGGCACAGCCTGATGAAACGGTTAGCGAAGCAGATGCAGAGGCTAATAAAGCCATTGAATATCTCAATAACGTGATGGATATGCAAAGCACTGACATGGCGGAGATCCGTAACGCCCGGGGTAATGTCCGGGAAGCGATTGCAGCCCTTCAGGCTGCCGGGCGTTTTGAGGAAAACGAAGAGCTGGTTAATGGCGCTGCTCGCCACCTGGCTGATCTGCTGGTAGCAATCCAGAAAGCGGGGGTAGCGGCATGACACTATCAGCTATTGAGTTAATGGATCTCAGCGATAAGTTGGATGCTCTGATGTCCAAAGCGGCTACCGCGAGTGGCATGGAGTTGCTGGATATCAGCGATGAAATTGACCAGATCATGCAACAGATGGGGTACGGTGTGTCCGGCGGCAGTAGTGGCGAGGAAAAACAACCTTCGGTACATGATGGTGTGCCAAAACTGGTTGCTGATTTCCTGGCTGATAAATTCGTCGATCAGAGCACCGATGCATTTATCGGTACCTTGCAGGATTTGAGTCAATATGTTGGCACATACATCGACCTGGACCAGGTTAAACAGCACACGGCGGCATGGATAGCCGCCAACATTAAAGAGGCAGCATAAGGCGTAACAGGGATGAGCTTAAGCGATCAGGTGGTAATGGCCACCAGCATAGAAACGCTGATCGAGCTGCTAAAGAACCTGCCCGATTATGGGCGGGTTTCGTATGTGGTGACAGCGAAGGGAGACGAGGTAAAAACAGCGTTTGATATCGTCGATGCCTCAGCTCTTTTGGTATCCAATACTCTGGATGGGAAAATTAATCCTGACTATCCCCAGGAACTTCAGCCGCGCGACCGGACCCGCGCATCCAGCCTTCTTCAGGTTAACCAGATATCCAAAGATTTGCGGCCTGCTCAGCTTACTGATTCCGGTTTATCCAGCCATGGTGCGCCGATAATTGGTGAGGACAATGCCGTTGAGTCAGGTAATGGACGGACCATGGGGATCATCAAAGCCTATCAGGACGGCAATGCGGATCGGTATCGTGAGTACCTGATTGATCATGCGACCGAATTCGGCATACGACCTGAAAAGGTTGAATCAATGACGGCTCCGGTACTGGTGCGCCGCCGGTTAACCAAGGTTGACCGCGTTCAGTTTGCCAAGGACTCAAATATTTCTGATCTTCAGGAAATGGCAGCCAGTGAAAAGGCTTTTGTTGATGCCGACAGCATAACACCGGCGATGATGGCGCTTTTTAACCCGTCAGAAAGCGGAGATCTGCTTAGCCGCAGTAATGACGCGTTTATTCGCGGATTTATGACGCAAGTTGGTGCCACACAGGCGGCTGGCCTTGTAACGGAAGATGGGCGACCAACGCGGCAACTTGTTGACCGTATACAAAACGCGATCTTTGCCAAGGCATATAAGGATGCGCGCCTGGTAAGGATGGTTGCAGAAGAACCTGATCCGGATATGCGTAATGTTCTGACGGCGCTTAATGCGGCAGCCAATGATTTTGTCCAGATGCAGGCTTTATCAGGAGAAGCGCACAAGCAGGCTGTGACAACTATTGTTGATGGCATTGAGACAGCGGATAGCCTCGATAAAAAGGCGCTGGCGGCATTGAAAGATGCGGTAGACCTGGTAAGGCAATCGAAGGAGTCAGGCCAGCATATTACCGATGTTATTGCTCAGGGGGATATGTTCAGCGAAATGGCCCCGGAAGTGAAAGCACTCGCGTTGTTCATCGTCGCGAATAACCGTAGCGCGAAGCGTATGGCCACCGCCTTTAAGTTGATGGCTCAACGTATCAATGATGAGTTACAGCACCAGGGCCAGGCGCTGGGGGATATGTTTGGCGGCGGCGATGTGTCGTTACAGGATATCCTTCGCCAGGTGTCTCAGGAACTGGAAAACGAAGGCATGCAAGGGATATCCGGCGGTCTTTTCGAGTCCGTTTCCGGCGGTAGTTACAACGGTGTTGCTCCGTATACCAGTTTGCTATTACATCGGACATCCGGCATCAAAGACATTATTCATCTGATCAGGCTGCTTTCCCGCACAGATCCCCAGGATGAACAGCTTGTACAAGTGCTTGCGCATTTTGTTCGAATGCCTGTTGCCGACGTGAAAAAATGGTGCCGATTATTCGGTATCAGCAATTCGTTACTTCGCGGCTTGTTAAATCACGCATCCTCCCTTGGGCGCGATGGCTTTGACGAGATAGCGCAGGCGATAAAAAACGGAGATATGCCACCAGCTATTGACTGGTTTTCCATTCGCCCAACCAGGGTGAAAGCATTCCTTAGCGCGGCGCATTCGGCATCACCATTGGCAGAAATGGTTCAGAGGTTGTCGCTCATATTCACAGACCATACCGCGTTGGGTGATTTGACTCTGGACGAGATGAAAGAAGCCTCCATTCAGTGGGCCGATCAACAAAATGAGGTTAACTCTGACTTCTTGCCAGCATTCAGGAAGGCCGTTAGTAAAGCTGATGATGCCCGTGGAATTCTGAGGGCATTTAAGGCATTGCAAAGTCAGGTTAATAAACATGTCGGTGATATCGATGGGGTAACGGCGGAAGGCAGGGATATCCTTAAAGAGCACGGCATAACGCCAGAGTTTATTGATGAGATCAGGACTGATATGCAGCGTGAGGTCGTATCGTCCCTGCAAATCGTAGCCAGAGCGTTGGCGGATGCTAATCCGAAGAGTGCGGCCATTGTTAACCGTGTTATTGGTGATATTGAAGCATCGGAGGGCATGGGGGCGCTGAAACTCTTCCTTTCGCGAGCGTTTAATCCTAACGGCAATATTCTCCCCGGCATTATTGGTGAGGCTAAAAAGTATGTCAGCGAAGAAGAACTTGAGCATCTTGACCAACTACTTAAGCGATTCTCATATAACCCGCAGACACGCTGGCAAATGAATCAGCAAAGTATGGGTTCGGTCCACGAGAAAGTGTTATCTGCCATGAACAGTGCGATCGCCAACTCATCCGTATCTGAAGAAAAAGCTCTTGAGTGGGCCGACTCTTTTATCACGGAAGAAGTGGAAGAAGCCCGCGCTGGACAGAATGGTGGGATAGACCTGCGCAAGGAACTTGCTGATATTTATCGCCTGACCGGCGGTAAAATTTCGACCTTATCAAAGGTGGTTCACCACCAGGGAAGGGCATATGCAAATATTAATGGTGTTGTTGCTGTCAATTTGAACGATGAAAATGCAAGTGCACTGTGGCACGAGCTGGGTCATCATCTTGAGTACAGTAACCCTGGTTTGTTAGAGAAAGCCCGGTCATTCCTGAAGGCCAATGTTGAAGGGGATAAGCCATCTTTCGTTAATATCGGTGGGCGTGGCAAGCCTGAATGGTGCTTCAGATCTCGATTGAGTAATATTTATATGGCGAAGGTATACCCGCCAGCCTCAGTAAGTAACACCGGGAAAATTCGGCAGAAATCACCGACTATTTCCAAAACGTCAGCAACGGAAGTATTCTCTATGGCTCTTCAGTTGTATCATGACAAAGAGGCCGCTGCCGCATCACTGATGAATGGTGACGGATTGCTGGAACTGTTATTAGGTGTGGCAAAGGAGCTAAATAATGCAGATTAAAATCGCAGCGCCATTAGGCGGAGATGCCATTATCGAATTTGATGATAATGAAGAAGTTTCCGGGCGTTTAAGCATTATCTCCGGTGACATTACCGAGGACATGATCGCTGAAGCCATAGCTGGGGCAAATCCCAATAGCTATATGGGATTCGTTAACACCCTTGATGCTCCCGCAAGTGATGTTCTCCGAACGCTGCATCTTTACGCTGGCTGGTTTGTTGATTGGCCAGCAGTAGATGGTGGCGATGATGACGACGACGATGATGATTTTGGTGATCATGTAGACCAGATCGTATATTAACTCCCTGATTGTGCAAAAATAATCTGTTCTGATATGTTAATTGTGTACTTAAAGTAAACGCGTAGTGGCTTGCTTTAGGTTATGGAAGCAAGCCGTTACCTAATATGTTAGATCAAAAAAATTAATTTTTGCGTTTCGCTCACCACATATTGAACACTTTAGTCGATCTTTTAATTCTTCCAGAGTCAATCCTGAAGCTACATATTGTTTAATATCTCTTCTTTATTGCATATTCAGAGGGTAAAGATATACACATACTAAAATGAATTAGCTTAGCTCGTTATTAATCAGGATTCGATGAGACCGCTCCATTTTAGGGAATAACATTTATAACTAAAACACATCGTCTTTAACTCTCACAATATAGATTCAATTTAATACCCAATCGGCAGTAATTAATTTGATTCTAATTTTTAAGTAGATTTCAAGTCTACATCCATTAAAGCCCTGTTAATTAACAGGCTATCTATTTTTGACGGTTATTATTTTTGTGATAATTTAATTGTTTGTCTTTTGTGCTTATTTTTGATTGTTTTTTGATCTATTTTGTCAATTTTTATTCTGTGAATTGAGTTTTTTCTAATAGTCCATTGGGTTTTCAAGGCTATTATTTGTGATTTTGATCACAAAAATACCTTGATTTTTATTTGCAAAACTTGAAACACGAATCCAAAAAAGATAAACATTTGTCCGCAGTGACTTCTTTTCTACTGAAAAGTTCAATCTAAAGGGCAAAAAAATGAAAAAATACACAGTGGCACTCTCTGCGGTTGCAGCATCTGTCCTGATGGCAATGTCTGCGCAAGCAGCTGAAATCTACAACAAAGACGGTAATAAACTGGATCTGTACGGCAAAGTTAACGCAGAACATTACTTCTCTTCTTCAGCTAGTGATGACGGAGATAAGACTTATGCTCGTCTGGGATTCAAAGGTGAAACTCAGATTAATGACCAGTTAACCGGTTTTGGTCAGTGGGAGTACGAATTTAAAGGTAACCGTACTGAATCTGAGGGCTCTGATAAAGATAAAACTCGTCTTGCATTTGCTGGCCTCCGTTTTGCTGATTATGGTTCAATCGACTATGGTCGCAACTATGGTGTAGCTTATGATATTGGCGCTTGGACTGACGTGCTGCCTGAGTTTGGTGGAGATACCTGGACTCAGACCGATGTATTTATGACCCAGCGTGCTACTGGCGTAGCCACCTACCGTAACAATGATTTCTTCGGCCTGGTTGATGGTCTGAACTTTGCTTTGCAGTATCAAGGTAAAAATGATAGTGCTGCAAAAGTGAACAACTGGAAAGGCCGTGACGTAGTTGAATCTAATGGTGATGGCTTTGGTCTGTCTGCTACTTACGATTATGAAGGATTTGGCGTTGGTGCAACCTATGCAAAATCTGATCGTACTGATGGGCAGGTATCCTATGCTAAAAAGGATCCTCTGAATGCTTCTGGTAAAACTGCTGAAGTATGGGCTACTGGCCTGAAATATGACGCAAATAACATTTACCTGGCTGCAACTTATTCTGAAACTCAGAATATGACTGTCTTCGGTGATGACTTTATCGCGAACAAGGCGAAAAACTTTGAAGCTGTTGCTCAATACCAGTTTGATTTCGGCCTGCGTCCGTCCATCGCTTATCTGCACTCTCGCGGTGAAAATATTGGTGCGTTCGGCAGCCAGGATCTGGTTGAATACATCGACTTGGGTGCGACTTATTACTTCAACAAAAATATGTCCGCTTTCGTTGACTACAAGATCAACCTGATTGATGAAAGTGAATTTACCAAAAGATCTGAGGTTGCAACCGACAACATCGTTGCTGTTGGTATGACCTACCAATTCTAATTTTGGTAGGTAAGAATATGCGGGAAGGGAGTGATGTCACTGCCCGCATATAGGTGGCACCCTCATGCCACCTTTGAAGAGGCAATAAAATTGCCTCTTCTCAATTTAACTTCATGTTATTTATTACCTTTTTATTAATTTGAAACTCTATTGTTGGGGCGCTTTGTTGCGCCCATTTTTTTACACCAATTAGGTAAAGTTATTTTTAAGTAATCGAGCAACTTTCAGCCCTCTCAAAATGGAATATCGTCTTCAAAGTCCATTGGAGGTTCGCTATTGGCGTTGCTCTGAGGTTTACTGCCACCGCTGTATTGCTGGTGGTTTTGAGGTTGGTTTGACTGCCCCCAGCCATTTGAGAATTGTGAATCGTCGCGGCGAGCGCCGATCATTTGCATGGTGCCGCCCTGGCTGACGATAATTTCCGTCGTGTAACGTTCTACACCGGCGTCATCTGTCCACTTACGGGTTTTAAGTTTCCCTTCGATGTAGACCTGAGAACCTTTTCGTAAATACTCACTCGCAATTTCAGCAAGTTTTCCGAACAAAACGACTTTATGCCATTCTGTTTGCTCTTTCTGTTGGCCCGTTTGCTTGTCGCGCCATGATTCATTCGTTGCGATGCTGAGTCTTCCGACCGCTCCGCCATTTGGTATATACCTGATCTCCGGGTCTTGCCCCAGGGTACCAATCAGGATGACTTTGTTTACACCGCGTTGTGCCACTTATCTTACCTAATAAAATAAATTAATTAGAGCAATAATGTATATCTTTGAAACGTAGCTAACAAGTGATTTGCATTATCCTGTGCCTTCTAAAGGGATCGAGTCAGTCGGTATTGGCTGTGAATGGGTGTTTGTCCTGGAGCGTAAAAAATTCGCTTATGAGGTCTTTATGAAGGGAAAAACAGCCGCAGGAGGCGGTGCAATTTGCGCAATCGCGGTGATGATTACCATCGTGATGGGTAATGGCAATGTGCGAACCAACCAGGCGGGGCTTGAGCTGATTGGTAACGCTGAAGGTTGCCGACGTGATCCATACATGTGCCCGGCGGGGGTATGGACTGACGGGATCGGTAATACACACGGGGTAACGCCGGGTGTGCGAAAAACCGACCAGCAAATCGCCGCTGATTGGGAAAAGAATATCCTGATCGCTGAACGCTGTATTAATCAGCACTTCCGGGGCAAAGACATGCCCGATAATGCCTTCAGTGCAATGACAAGCGCGGCATTCAATATGGGATGCAATAGCTTACGGACCTACTACAGCAAAGCGCGAGGCATGCGAGTAGAAACGTCCATCCACAAGTGGGCGCAGAAAGGGGAATGGGTGAATATGTGTAACCATCTCCCTGATTTCGTGAACAGTAACGGCGTGCCCCTGCGAGGTTTAAAGATTCGCCGTGAAAAAGAACGCCAGCTTTGCCTGACGGGGCTTGTCAATGAATAAACTCCGGCAGCTCCGCCGACTTTCGACAATGAAGTTATCGCTGGCGGCGATAGTTTTTGACTCGATTTTCATGGCGGTATATGTGCTCAATGAGACGTGGCCACTGGAACCGCTATTGTATGCCGGGCTTCGGCTGTGCCTGACATTTTTGAGCATGGCTGCGAGATTGATGCAGCAGAAAGAAACAGCTTCAGATTGTCCAGGCCGCGCGGTGCGCAAATATATGGCACGCAGGCGAAGGTGATAATAGTTAACGAGAACCCCGGCAGCTGCCGGGGTTATTTTTGGTGGTTATTTGAACGGATTGATTGAATTATTAAACGTGATGATGCTTGTCTCACGCGGTGCCTGGACGTTAGCCGCTTGCGGAACCTCCTTAATTTTCCTGGTGACAGGCAAGTTGCGTGCGCCAACTTTGATCAGAGATTCGAAAAGTGTGGCAACGATTTTTGCATCACCAGGTTCTTTGAGGCGGAATGCGTCTTTTTGGGCGGCGGAGACGAAGATCGGGAGGTTATCCAGTTCGTCTTGCATTGCTGCCAGCACATCGTCGCGGATACCCGCTGTTTCCTCCAGCAAAGCGATTCGCGCTTCAGCATCTGCGATCTTGGCCATTGCTTCGAGGTGGCGGCCCTGGCTTTCGAGTAGTGCGGTTTCCAGTTCTGCCGTACGCTCTGTCGCCTCCACCATCATTTCCAGTTCAGCCATTTTGCCGTAATGGGATATAACTGCCTGCACTGACTCGTCGGAGTACCCATGCGCCGCCAGGGACTCTGCCAGTAGAGATTTAGAATCCGCGCTTTCAAACATTCCGGCGCTGGCAGGATGATCCAGACTGATATAGTTCGGCGTTGTCACATAATCCACACCATGGAAGCTGGTGGTTACAGCGATTTTCCCGGACTCGCGCCCGCCAGTGGCCCAGCTCCAGCCACCAGCTCGGCTTTCGATCATCGCGGCGACAATTTTACCCGGCTCTGTGTTAAGAATTTCCTGTGTATGGGTAACGATGCCGTTGTCGTCAACAGATATAGCCACTGTGCGACACGCCGGAACATTGTCGATTACGACCGGGCGACCTTCCACCATGATCACGCTGGTTTCTGGTACTTCCAGTTTGCCAGTCAGCTGTCGGCGACCGTGACCGTAATAGCCGAAAAGCTCACCAAGGCGTAAACCTTCCTGAGTTTCCTTGCTTTCCAAGCATGGTCTTTACCGCGCTTAATACATACTGTCGCCCGTTCTGGCGACCTTTTCGAGCATTGCTATAGAGACAAAAGCGGTCAGTGACCGTTTTCAAAACATCAGTCATTATCGTTTCCCTCTTTAAAGACCGATTCAAGGATTTGCGCCAGTTCCTGTGGCGGTGTTTTGATGATGGAATCCATCAGGTGATCGTCGTCCTCGCTTTTCGCTTTCAGTTCGTTCACCAGTGCTTCAGAGATTTTTTCGTCAATCTCCAGCACATCGCTGAACAGGTAACGTTTGAATGCATCGGAATTGGCGAGGACGCTGTTATTGCTGACGGCATCGAGGATTTGCGTAACGATGGTGGCGTAGTTCGCCTGCGAGTCGCGGTTGTCGTTGTGCTCTTGTTGCAGAGCGGTATTAACGGAGTGGAATTCGATTTTGTACGGGCGATCACCTTCCGGGTATACCTTGCCGTACTTGAAAGCAAGATGAATATCGATAGCCCGCTGAATGAACTCTTCTACGCCCTGCTGGATCCATGAGGCGCGCATGGCGGCCTGAATTGCCGTGCGCAGGAATCCACCTTCACCAAGCCCGCCGGACATTTGATCTGCCCACCCCAGGAGGGTGTAATCGAGGCCAAGTGCTGCCGCCAGCTGGCGCATATAGGTGAGAATGTCTTCAATGCCGTTGATGTCAGCCTGGATGGTCTGAGTATCAATAGTCATCTGTCCCTTGCCGTCGCCCATAATAGGCAGCAGAGTATTGGTCACCGTAGGCATGTTATTCGCGCCGCGTGCGCGCTTTTCCATCAGGTCAGCTGCTCGTTTAAGCGTCTGAGTAATGGTGCGTGAATAATCGGCTGCTTTTACCGGATCCAGACTATTCATCGCCAGGCCGATGATTCGGTCAATTTTCGACGCGTTAAAACGCGTTGCCTTCAGTGAGCGGATCGCCGAACGCAGATTCATGTACGGCTCGTAGGCGTATTCGAGCAAGCTGGTCCCGTAATTCTGGGTTTCAATCGGTGTGCGCTCTTCCGGATTATCCAGCAGGCTGTAAGCCTTATGGCCAGTGTGCACAGGCATAAGGTTTGACTTAGGCCGCCAGTAGGGGATTTTCATAGGGATAATGGCCCACGGATCGGCGAAAACCATTTTCCCTGACGCGTCCTTCAGATAATCGCCGCTAAATCCCGCCAGGTTGCCGCTGACCTCGAACTCTTTGATGAAGCCCGGAAGGGTGTAATAGGAGCACTCAAAAGACGTGATCCCTATGCCTTCTTTGGCGTATGGCCTGACATAAGCCACCCCAAATACAGACATGATAAATGCCCACCCGGCGACCTCTTTGTTGATGGTTCGCCCGATGTCGTTCATCAGCTCGTCACACAACGCCTGCGCGGCGTCATAGTCACTATCGTTTCCGTGATGTACCGGCACGATAGAGAAAGTTT